TGTCTGTTGTTGTTGGAGTAGTATGTTTAACAACCGCTTTTTTGAACTCAATTATTTCCTTATTATGCCTAACAAGATAATCAATTTCTTCTTTTTTGGTTGCGAATGTTTTACCGGTTATTTTCATTTTTTAATCAGTTTATTTTCATTCAAAGATTTAAACTTTGATTTTTTCAACTTTTCAATTTCTTCTTTAGTCAATTTCTTGTGTTTCATTTCCAACAATTTCTTTTGCTTCATCTTCAGAATAATCAAGTGAACGCATAAGTGAAAACACTTTTTGTTCGTTTGAAATTTGCGCTTCTAAGATACTAATAATTATTTTACTAACTTTTTCTTGTTTCGCGGCCCTTTTATCTTCATCTTCGTGAAGCACCGGAATACTTGAAAGATTTTGCCTAATTTCATAAGTTGTATTGTCTTTTTCATTCCAGGCCGGAAGCAACCATTCAGAAAGACTTTGAATATCTTTTGCATTTACCGGAATAACCGCGTTTGTAAACATTGATTTTTCCGCTTCTTTTCGGTTGTTATAAGTCTTATTTGCTGGGTCATTGAATAAAGACGAATCAACACCGTATAAATTACAAAGGTCGCGCAACTTCATAACCGCGCTTTCAATTATCTTTAATTGTGTTGCATCCATTCCCATTTGGATAAAATCAACATTTGCTGAAGTGGCAATTGCTTTTCCAAATTTACTTGCGCCCATCATTCTATTGTCGGCCGCTTGTTGAATTTGATTTCTTTCTTCCGGTGTTTGTGCGCGTTCAGAACGTGAAGTTATTAAACCTCTAATTCCTTGATTGCGGACCAAAACAGATTGTGCCGTTTTGTTATCATTTGAAGCAACCAATGAAAGCAATCCGGCTTGTAATGGTGATAGGCCCAAACAAGAAACCATTCCATAATCTGAAGGATTATAAAACTTTACGTGATTCATATCTTCAACCGGAACAATTAATTTATTCTTTCCAAGTTCCAATTTATATTGTTTCGGAATGTAATTGAAATCTTCAATCTTGCAATCAATAGTTAAAATATTATTATTAACCATTAATATTTCTTGAAATGCTTCACCAAATCCGGGTGTTCTTCGGCCGCGCCTAAATGTATTGCCTTTCGTTAATAAGTTTGTAATTGACTGTTCAACAAAATCGTGAATGTTCTGTTGGTCGTTTGGTCTTGTTGTTACTATTTGGAATAAATCGCCTTCGGTAACCATCACCCATTCATCACCATCTTTACGCCAAAGTTCACGCGGAATGTGTTTCGCATTGTCGGCAATCTTTTTGACTATTGCATAAACATCACCGTTGTTGATATAACCTTTTTCAATAACGCCTTCAGTTTTGCCAATGTCGAAATTTGAACCTATTTGATAAACCGCAACTTCCGGCCTTTCCGTTGCATCTTGAAACCAATTTGAGAAAATACCCATTCGTGAAAAATCTTTTTACAAAGTTAAACAAATTTTTTAATTGTTAATCAACATAAAAATGCCGCTGATTTGACATTTCAATTACTCCGGTTAACGCATCCGCTGAATCATCATTTTTATTCGCTTTGAATAGCTTTTTATAAAGTCTTACGTGGTTGTAAAACTCCGGATATTTCAAATGCCAATCTTCCGGAAATATTAATCTTCTGTTTACTGTTGCGCTATTGGTGAAAATTCTTGATTCTTTGTTATGCGTTTGACTAAATACGTTAATTGTGCAAGTGTTTATAACTGCACGTGTAATTGCTTCGGCCCATAATCGCGTTCCTGGAGAGCGTTCAATGTCTGCAACTCCAATGTTATCTTTTATAAGCAAATCAATCATTGCGCTTTCTGTAAATTCAACACCTTTTTGAGTGTATAATATATCTGTTACATAAATATTTGAATCTTCAGCATCTGTTGGAATAGCATAATTAATTGAACATAAATAATCTGTTCCACTATCAGCAGAATCAGTATAATTTTTTCTTTCTCTAATTTCCGGCAATCTTAAATAAGTTTTAAAAGGATAATATAATAAACCTTCTTGTGATGTTGGGTTGCCTTGATTCATACATTCAAACTTTTCCGGGTCAAGTGTTCGGTCTTTAATTAGTTTTTTCAACGCGTGTTTTTCCGGATAAAGTGCTTCGCCTTCATTTCTGTTATCTAATGATGTTGGCGGTCCGGTTTTAATTGCTTCAAAATTTATCTTTATCCAGCCATCAAAACCTTCATCAAGGTTGTGGATTTCATCAATAGATTTAATTGTTATAACTTCTTCTTTCTTTTCAATCATTCCAATCAAATCATCTTCGTGCCAACGTGTAAAGACTATCAATTGTTGGCTATCATTGTGCAATCTTTTTGTAACAACTGAACTATACCAATCCCAAACGGCATTTCTTACAACCGGTGAGTTACCTTCCATTGCATCTTTATACAAATCATCCATTATCATAACATCAACCGCGTTACCGGTTAACGGTCCACCTCTACCAACGGCTTTAAGTGAACCCAAAGAATTGACAATTTCAAATTCTTCTGAATTTCTAAGGTAGTTGCTTGATACGGTAACAACATTTGATTCATTTAATAATGTTCCTGGAAATATAGAATAATAATCTTTTTTATCAATTAATCTTTGTATCTGCCTATTGAATTTTTTAGCAAATGTTGAAGAATACGAACCAACGGCAATTTTTGTGTCCGGATTTCTTCCAAGAATAAAGGCCGGTAATTGAATAGTTGAACCGGTGCTTTTTCCGTGTTGCGGTGGTATTGTAACCATCAAGTTTTTTATCTTCTTGTATGCAAATAGATTTAAAACTTCATAATAGGCTTTATGAAATTCCGTTGATTGAAATTCCGGCATTGTTTGTTGCGTGAACTTCAGTAAATGTCTTTTACCTAATTCGTTTTTAACTTGATTCGTCTTTATTTTCATCAGCCGCTTTTTCAAGTGCAATTAATACTTCGGTTGAAAGTTTTGACAAATCAATACTTGAACCGATTGCTTCACCTTGTGTTGTATGGTCGATTTCTTGCCTTTCAATATAACCGCGCTTCTTTCCTTTGGTCTTTAAAAAGAATATTGTTGCAGCGGTTGAGTTTTCTTTTATCTGTTTATGCAATTGTGATTCGACAAAATCCAAAGTAACATTTTCAATCTCCTGGACCTTCTTTGCAAAATCTTCATCATCCTTCAGCCAATTATAAAATTGAGTGCGTGAAATGTCCGCAATCTTACAAGCGGTGGTAATTACCCCAAGACTTTTTTCAAGTGCTTCAATCACTCTCTTTTTAGTGTGTACAGTTTTGTTAACTTTTGCCATTACTTTTTTTTATTTTATCCACCCGGAAATACCCGTTTTTTCCGGTATCATTAGCGAGTCCGGTCTATAAATATCTTTAACCGCGGTGTCCGGCTCCCAGGTGCTAAACTTTTGTTCTTGCGCCTTTCTTATAATAGTTCCGGATTGAATATCGTCGAGCGCGTTTGAAATTAGTTTAACCCCCATATCTTGAAGGCTATCCCTCCATATTATTTTAGCGGCTTTTTTTGGGTCCATTGAGAACATTTCCGGACTTATAAAGCACCAATCTTGATACGCTATATCTCCGCGGTCTATTCCGGAATTTAGCCAAAATACAGTTCCACCGGTTATTGCGTCCCTCATTCTTACCGCCCACTCTATTGAGGACCTCCCCCTATGTCTTGGAAGTAGAGAAGGGTGATATCCAATCCATCCGAGCCTTGTTGAGTACCTTGTTTTTTTACCTATGTAGTCAAATGAATGTGCGGTTATTCCAAGGTCAACATTTTTTGGCATTGTATCGTATGAAAGAAATCCCGAATTTATAACCGGAATTTCATTTATAATTGAAAGCCGCCTTATGTACTTATCATCCACCGGGCAACAAACCCCAACAACTTGAACCCCCTTTTCAAGGCACATTGCAAGAACGCTTTCGCCGAAGTACTTCTGACCGCTTATAAAAACCCTAAGATTATTCATTCCTATCTCCTACGTATTTAAACCCTTGCACGGCTCTAAAGTGGCCGCCAAATCCGCCGCCGCCGTCTATAGCCTTTTTTACGACTCCCGCCTTAGATTCTCTCGCGGTTTTTTTTAGTGACTTTAGGCTTCTCTTTTTATTTTGCCCGAATAGTCCCTGGCTTTTTAAAACCCAATTTTTACTTCTTTTTAAATAACCTATTAGCTGCGGATGGCTGGTGTGAAACATTGTCGGTAGCTTTCTGTTTAGCCTACCCTCTCCCCGCTTATGATATTCGCATATCCACTCCAAAAATTTTGTTCCAACTCCGGCTCCTTGCCACTCCGGCATAACCACAAGTCTTGTTGCCCTATAATAGCCGGTGTGGAAACTTGGGCAAACCGCAATATGGCAAACAAGTTCGTTATTCACCGTTCCAATAAAGTATTCTGCTGCTATCGGCATAGGAAGGTCTAAATAGTAATGCTCTTTAAAATACTGCCAGTAAGATGAATCGACCTTCCTAAATTCCAACTCGATTGGTGGTCTGCTTTCGAGTTGGCTTTTTTTTTGAACTCCCCGGTTCCGGTATCAAAAACCCAATCTGGTTGCACCCACTGCAAAATATCATAGTGGCAAGAAAGCAAAACCGCCTTTTTACCCTTTTTTCTTCTCCACCCCTTACCAAATGCAAGTGCGCCAATCTTGGCTATTTGCCTATCAATTACAGACGTAAACTCGTCAATAATAACCTCGTCATTATCATCAACAAGAACTCTTGCAAGACCGGCACGAAATTGTTGCCCGTTACTTAAAGCCTTAAACGGTCTTAGCCAACTTGGAACATCACCAAGGCCAACACCGGCAAACGCTCCGGTTACCTGGTCGTAGTCGCCACCTGGAGCCACCGAGTCAACTATTGGAACACTATTATCCCACCCATCGTATAGGTCTATTATTTTACCACCTCCAAAAAGTTTTTTACCAATGCTTGTTTTTCCGCTTCCGCTTGGGCCAACAATAACCCCAATTTGCCACTCCATATCCTCAATAGGAATATCCGCGTCAAGATTAAACTCGCTTCCGCTTTCAGCGTTAAAAAGGCTTTTTGTTCGCGCGGCTCGGTAGCTATTAAACTCCTCCGTTTTATTTCTTACTTTTACTATCATAATAATTATGTTACTACTACTTTACACTCATAACCGGAGGACCTTAGCTCGTTAAATATTTGCTCCTGGTTTCCGGCACTTTTACAAATAACTATTACCCCATATTGGTTTGAGTCTATTATTCCTTCATCGTCAAAGTTTCCCGGAATACCGGACTCCTTGCCCTCGTCATCCAATGTAAAAAATTCTAATTCTTCAGCATCAAAACCCCATTCAATCAAATCATCAGTTTCAAAGTGTTCTTGTATTAACTCCATATCGAATTGGCCGGTGTTTTTATTCAATCTAACATTTAGTTCTTTTTCCTTCTCCAAATTTAGATTTACTTCAACCGTTGGAATTGTTTCATTTCCTAATTCTTCCCAAACTTTCATTCTTTGGTGGCCACCTACTAAAATATTCTTTCGGTCTTTGTGGTTGTTTACAATAATTGGGTCAACTAAACCAAATCTTTTAAGCGAATCAGTTAATTGATTTTGTTGTTCTTTTGTTAATTCTCTTGGATTGTATTCTGCGCGGATTAAATCGGATATTTTCCTTGTTTTAATCTTCATTTCCTGGTTTACTGTTTTCTTTGCCATTTTTATTTTATGAATTAAACACCGTTTTATCTAATTTGAAAGTTCCTTTTCCATTCTCATTGAATGAACAAAGAATGTATTCTTTTGTTTCGTGTGTTATGTATATTTTTTTATCCTTGTATGTATAATTTTTTGAAAAATCCATAGGTTCAAAATCTTTTATCATTCCTCTCTAATCTTTTACTTTTGTTAATAAATCGGTTTGCTAAAAACCTTCTTAATTTTAAATACTTTATTCTATTTCTAACATTTACACCCTTGAAATTTGCTTCACCGGTTTCGTATGCAATTAAAATCATTCTATCTAAATAATCAATTCTTGGCCTTCTCATTTTTCAATGATATTTGCAATAACTGAATTATTACCGTTCAATTCAAGAATAACATCCGGTTGAATTGGATTCCTGGAAATAAAATTTCTTTCTTCGTTTATCTGAATAAGTGCGTTTTGGCTTAATTTTCTATTTTGCCAAACACCGTTCGGGCATCTTGCTTTGATTAATGAAGCCTTTGAATCAGTTTTGCAACCACAACCGCCTTCGGGCCTTCTACACCATCCGGAATAATTCCCATTATCATCATAACCAATCGCGCATCTTTTACAACCGTAATCTGTTCTAAATGTCATTAAGTCTTTATTGACTCCTACAACTTTGTTAAATGTTCCTTGTATGATTTCGGCAATTTTCATTTAAAAAAATAAATTCCAAATTTTAACAAAGTACCAACAAATTGAAACAACAACAAATGGAGTAACTGAAACAATTATTCCAATCGCCAAAAGTCCTTTTAAAATGTCTGTTAATCTTTTCATTTTGCTCATATTATTTATTTTATGTCGTTTCTGTTTAAATGCTTATCAAGTGCTTTTAAAATAGCTTTATCATATTGCACGGTCCACATTTCGCCGTAAAGTGATAAATTTATATTTCCATCTTGATTAATATAATATGCAACAACTCCGGTAATATCAAAATTAAAATCAATAATAACTGATTCCGGCTCCGGAACATCGTACCCAAGTTGATGCGCTTGTTCAATCTCTTTAAAATTGGCAACAAATTCTGTTTTTGCTTTCATAATCTTTTACAAATATACTTTTTTATAAATTGTTTAACGCAATCACAACAACAAAATTTTGATTTCTCAATTGATTTGCTACACGATAAACACCTTTTTATTTTTCCTTCGGTATCAATATAATCAATTTCGTTGAATATATTAATTTGCTTCATTTTGCTTTTAACGTTTTTAATTTCTCTTTAAATATAATCTTTATTTCAATAAGTTCCGGAATTGAATATTTTTTTAAACTGTTTTTCCTTTGCTCTAATTCGTCAAATCTTTCTTGGCCTATCTTCTTAATTAATCTCGGATAATATTCTGCAAGGTTTCCGGATTTGTTTTTATTGCAATTAAACCAACATTGTGAATGTGCATTATCTTCATCTAATGCAACACTTTTATTTTGACCTTGTGGAAAGTAATGGCCGGAAGTTAACCGGTAAGTTCCTGGAGCAGCATCACAAGAAATACATTTTTCGTTTTTGTCGCGCTCTCTAATGTATGAATTAAACACTTTCAACGCTTCTTGGTAGTAGTCCATCCAAGTTTTCATTGATTGCTTTAATTCGCGTGTTTCTTTGCGTTTCTTTTTTTCTTCCAGCACCTTTGAATATTCAATTGCACAAATAGGTGAACAAACGGCTTGTAAAGGCTTCATTCTTTCAAATGGTGTTTTGCATTGTTTACATTTATAAAGGCGTTTAGGTTTTTTCTTAGGTTGCTTTTCGGCTTTGTGTTTACATTCGTTGGAACAAAACTTTTGATTGAAATAAACAACTTCAAATTTTATCTTGCAAACTTTACACCGCATCATTAAATTTATTCAAATTTTTCAATCTTAAATTATAGCAATCTGATTTGTATTTCCAATTTCCAAAATCAATTTCACCTTCTTTTGCAAAAGTAGATTGTTCAAAAAAATTATTTTTAGATTTATAACCGGCCAAATAACATTTTTTATAATCGTATGTTATGTAAGTGAAAAAATAATAATCGCATTTTTGCCTTTTTTGTTCTGCTGGAATACTACAATTAAAATAATCTTTTGGTGAATAATTTGTTGCTTTTGTTTTTACATCAATTTTATAACCATCAATTATTAAATCATAATCAAACGTACTTTTTTTATTTATTTCAGCACCTTTGGAATTGTAAACATCAAAAACAATAATTTCACCAAGCGCACCGCGTAGATTTCCTTCACCTTTTGTAATTGAACCTTTTAATTCTTTAAATGAATAAAGTTTTTTTGCGCGTTCAATTTGTTCTTCTGAAATGTTTATTTCTTTCATAAATATATTTTGTTTTCTTCTTCCATCTGCTGGACCAAAAAATAATTCTGTTTAAATTCATCCGCATCCATTAAATAAATACCATTATCAGAAGCAAAGTTTCTAAATCTTTCAATTGATATGTTCATTTCATCTTTTGAAATGTTTTTTGTGCTTTTTAAATCTTCACGAATTTCACCAGTTTTTTTATTGGTCCTTTCGTAAATAAATAAATCAGCGTTAACAGTTGCTTTGAAAATTGTTTGTTTAGTGTATTCGATTGTTTCACCGTATTCAACCGCAAAGATTGTTAGGATAGCGTGAAGATATGAATTTTGTTTAACTGAACGCATTGCTTTCTTTTCAGTTAATTCAATTTTAGCACCTTTTTCAATAAGTTGTGAAAGCTTTGTTTCGGCTTTCTTTGCTTCAAACGGTTTTGATAAGTCTAACAACATACAAGTTCTAAATCTAAGGCATTACAAATCTTTTCCAGGTTATGGAATCTAATTTGTTTATCACCGTTTATAAAAGTGCTTAATGTAGCATATCGAACACCGGAGGCTTGATGCAATTTCATCAAGTTCCAATCCAATTGTTTCATTCTGTTTTTTATAGTTTGTTTCATAGTTGTTTTTTATAGTTCTTCAAATATTTCATCAACTAAATCATAGGCTTCTTGAGTAAGTTTCAAAAATTGTCCGGATTGAATGTCTTTGTGATAATCTTCACCATTTGTTCCTAAACCTTCTAAATTAGCTTCTTCAACCCATTCCCAATTATTAACGGCCCATTTTCTCAAATCATAATAATAAATATCAATATTACCATCAATTATTTCGTGCATCCTTCCGTTATAATCTAATTGTTCATAAAGTTCTGAACCGTTGTCAAAATCTAAAATGTTAATTTCTAAATATTCGATTGCTTCTAAAATTTCGTTTTTCATTTTTTTTGTTTTTTAGTTTATAAATTAAAGGGGAATTTCACCCCTTTTTTGTTTTTTTAATATCCTAAAGCTTCAACCATTCCAGCAGCTAAATAATCTAAATAGTGAAAAATATCACCATTTAAAAAATCAATTTTTACTAAAGTTGTTTTTATTTGGTTGTGGTATTGTGTCGCTTCGTTTATGTAATCAATTAACATTTCATAAGTCAAACCAAAATGACCTTCTAAGTTTAT